GGCAATAGGGTAAGGGATAGGGCTGACTTATTACTTAGATATAAGAATTTGGTAAAGCGTGTCTAACTTATCTTCTATGCGTGCAACCCGGCCTTCTAGGTTATGGCCACCATTGCCATCAGGTTTTAACTCACTTAGATAATGCTTTACCAGCCAACGCACTGAAGCAATAAATGATCCAATTATTGTGGCAATAGATACGACTAATGCCATCCAATCATTTGCGGTCATTTGCTATTGATGCCGAACTGATCATTTTTAGGATCAAGGAAGCGCATTAAAGGGGCAACTACCGCACCTGCTAAAATTGCAAATTCAGGGCGTACATCAGCGACTAAAGCCAATATTGTTGTAACGGTTGCAACCGCTACGCTTCTTAGGTATGACTTAATAATCTCTTTTTGGTTCTTGTTAATTGTCATTCTAATCCTAACTCTTTTATTTTTTGTTTAACTTCTTGTTGGCTTAACGCAATCTCAAAGTGCATATCATCTTTACGCCTTTTGTAATTGCCACCCCAGGCCAAACCGTATTTAGTTATTAACAGGATAATCATATTACTTTGTTCCCTAGTAAATGTATTTGACTTGCCCAAAGGATGTTTAATTGCATTTAAGTCAATGGCCGTACCGGATGAGTGATTACTTAAAACCTTCTCTGATCCCCTGGTCATGCGAAAAGCAAAACCCCAATCATCTAATTGGCCTTGATCAATGGGTTCTACTAACTCATGGAACTCTTTAGCAAAATTAACAAGTAATGGTGCAACCGCTTTGGCACATGCAAATTTAATTTTTGTACTTGGTATTGTAAAAGATTCAATACCTAATGCCTTACGATCTTCACTAGCCGGCCAACCATTAGGACTAGTCAATTCAATTATTTTAGCCATTACCCGACACGGTAGGGTATTCCTTCACATAATTTTCTTTAGTCATAGAAATAAATCTACCGTCACCTTTATCAATGATGGCATGTTCTACTTGTGAACCATCTATATTAGTTTTAGTTACAAATGTTACATTATCCATGATTCTCCTTATAACTCTGCATTAACAGCAAATGAAGCGGTTAAAGTATTGTTGCCAATTACTCTACCAACATTACCTGATGTTGGACTACCTGTAAGTGTTAAGCCATACATAGCACCATAAATACTATCTGTTGCTGTGTCTATGGTTACGGCAGTTATTGGGAATAAAGTGCCATCTGATCTATGAAATGCAATACTAGTAACATCAGTAGATATTGGTGAAACTCTCATTGGCACAGGATGTGAAACAATAGTGTTGCCAGTAGTTGATCCGCTAATAGATGTATCGTGCATCACTGTAATTGCTGTGTAACCTTGACTTGTAGCAGGGTCTGTAATTCTGTAATAGTATCTTTGGCAAGCCGCTAATTCTCCTTGTATTGTGCCACCTGCATAATTGAAGGCTGTCGCAGTTGAACCTAATTCTAATTTGGCTTCGGCAATATAAAGAAAATCGCCAAGTGTAGTATCTGTAACATCTGACCAAATAAACAAAATTAGGTTCTTTGTGCTGGCTGTATCTACTGTTGCACTAACACTATAAGTTGCATAAGATGTAGTTACGGCTAGATTAGATGGTGTTGCCTCATAGGTTGCGTTAGCCACAAGAGTAGGGTTTGTACCTTCCGCACCCCACGCGCTAATAATATCGCTAGTAACTGTGTCGGCTGTGCCTGACCAAGCCACAATAGCACATTTTACATTATCTAATTTAGTTGTAGCAGATACTTTAGCCTTAAAACTAAATGTAACTGTGTTGCCTATTAAGCCAATGCAATCTTTGTTTTCAATAATTGTAGCAATACCAAACTTTTTATTTATAGTCTCTACATCCAACGCAATAGCAAATTGACCATTTGTAGGCACTGTTGTTGTTTCCTGAGTAACATCAATAACATCATTACCATCACTTAAAATATACCAGCGATCTAAAACATAGGTATCATCTGCATTTGCACTACCTGTAGATGTGTAAGATGTACCACGCTGAGCAATGGCAAAACCGCCATTTATTAAATAGTTTTTAGCAATACTTCCTGATGCACCATCTAAAGTGTTTAATGTGCCTGCCAAATCGTTCATGTTGGCGGCTGTTAATACATCACCTGAAACATAATCATCTTTTACTGGGAATCCTATTGCCATTTATCCACTCCTAATATGCCAAAAAATCTTGATTAAGTCGGCCATCCACAGGCGAGTTTAACACAAAGCCCACCGCAAAAGGCTGAGCGCATGTAAAAGTTACCAGGAAAGATTTGGGGTTAATTTGATAGGTTAAACCTGCAATTACGCTATCTGTGATTACATTGCCGGCAGGTAAGGTTTGAGTTACTTCTATTGGATCAAAAATATCTAAATTCAAAGCGGCTACAACCCGGCTAGGGTCATTTTCACCAAAGGCATCAACCGTTAATGAATTTAATTGTATGTCCACACCCTGTTCTTTTCGGGATGCAACAATCATTCTTGCTTGATTTAACGCATCTGATTCAGATTGCATAATGCCGTTTCTAACTCGGCTATGCTGAAAATAATCCTGAATACTTGTTAAATCGCTTGCGGTCTGACCACTTAACCCAGTTGGCGTAACCGTTGCCTTGTTAATCATTTGATAATCTGAAATATCAAATTCTACTGCCTGATAAGTAATATCACCTGAGCCTGGTACATCACTAAAGGTTGTTACCGTGCCACCTGATTGGCTTATGATATCAACGCGAGATAAAAATTTTACATATCCGCGTTCATCAATATAAAATGCACCCAAATCTGTGGTTTCAATTTCCTGACAAGCGGCCAATAATGATCTTGAAGTACCTGCATCCGCCTGTACTGTTGTAGTGGTCGTAGTTGAAATATCGCGCATACCAGTAGGCCACCCACCGGCTGTTAATAAACTAGACATTCTTTGTGCAGTTGTTTGTCCGGCAGTACCACCACTCACAGATGTAATAGTTGCTAAATTAAGTAATTGAAATCCATCTACGCAAGATAAGGTTACATAGGCTGGATCAAATCCAGTAGGGCTTTGATAACTCCAATCTTGTACATACATAGAACCTAAATTGTATGTTATGTTTAAATATTCTGCCATAAAGCGAATTTTACGCATTGGTTTAATTTTGCCATATAAACTAGAACTAGTATTGGCTGGATTAAATTCACCTGTTTCATCAACAAAAGTTATGCGTGCTGTACCGCCTGTAAAAGAATCTGCTGATCTATTAAACGCCCGGCGAATGTAACATTGAGTAACATAAGGTGTTATATCTACAATATCTGCGGTGGCAGTACCTAACGCTGAAAAATCTAATGGTGTTGAAGGATCATCTAATACTAATGTTTGATCAAAAGATGCACCATTAGAAAAATCAATTTCTGCTTTGAATATTGCGGCTGGCATTATCTTCCTAAATTAGTTAATTGAGTTACTGCACCTGATCTATTCAAGTTATACAAAGCATCCTGAATTACAGATTGTAATTGTCCTTCTGATATAACCGATCCGGCTACATTTACATTAACGGTAGTACCCATGCTACCCATTTTATCTAATGGTATAACGGCTTCCGCACCGGCTTCACCAATCATTGCAAGTGTAGGGCTAGTAACAATTCCACCATCTGCCATTAGCGGTATTCCAAGCCTTGCCGCACCGCTTTCCTTATATCTTTCAGCCGTAATGTCTGCGGCTGACATTCCTTTATACCCCTCTGTGCCAACTAATTTTTTACCTAAATCTGTAAAATAGCCGGGATCAAACATATCTTTGGCGGCATCATCAATTCCTTGTTTTTTCTTTTTATTTATTTCATCAAGCAATGCCAACATCTTGCGTAATTCTTCATTAGATTTAAATAAAAGTCCTAAATAAAGTAAAACTTCGGTAGTAGTAATACCCCATTTTTTAGCCAACATTTCTACTTCTTCAGATGTTATCTTGCCATCTTCAATAACCTTTAATACATCCGCGTATCTTGCGGCTTCATCAACGGCGGCTTTTGTGCCATCTGCTAACTTCTGTAATATTTTTACACGCAACTCATCCTCACCGGCTAATTTACGGCTAAGCGCGGCTTGCAAATTTATGCGATCAATATCAAACATGGCCGCTAATTCAGCCTTCTTTTTATCTAATGCTTCTTGTGCGCGTTTTTCTGCGGTTAATTTTTTCTCTCTAGCCAAATTATCTGCCTGTATTTTCTTCAACATTTCGGCATAGGTTAATGTTTTCTTTTGGCTTTTGCGTTGATACTCTAACGCATCAATTTCTAATAACAATAAACCTGCATAACCTTTTTCTTGAATAAATCTTTGATATCTTATATCATTACCGCGTTTTTCTATTTCTTGTAGTGTTGTACTTTCACCTATTAAGGTTTCCATAAAAATAAGAATTGAATCTATTGCGGCTTGACCTAAACCTTTTGAAAAGAATCCAACATTTATATCAGCCAATTGTGTTGCGGCTTTTTCTAATTTAACGCCAAATACATCTAGGTTATCTGATCCGATTGCTATGAAAGATGCGGCAGTTAAAAATCCTTGTCCTAAAGTTTCGGTAGCCTGACCTGCACTAATCTGAAATGATTTTAATTTGCCTGCAAATGAGTTGGTTTGTTCTTCGGCTGATCCGGCATATTTATCTAAATTAAGCATTAACTTTACAAAGCCCATTGATTTTACTTCTGCGGCTGTAAATCCAATACCTAAATTAGTTATAGATTTGTAATTACCTATTGCCGCTTTGTTTATAGCATCTAATACCTGATTGAGATCAGCACCAGTACCGGCTGATATATCCAATGATTTACTTAATAATGTTTGTGATATATCTAAGTCACCGGTTTGAGCAATAAGTTGGCGTAGGGCAGGAACTAATTGATCTTCTGTAATATTAGTAGCGCGTTGTAAATCGTCTATAAATGTTTTAACACTGGGTAGTTCAAACTCTTGCCCAATACTTTTTAAAGTTAATTGTAATTGCTTATCTAATCTTTCCTGGGCTAAAGCGGCTTGAATAGAATTTTTTGCAAATATGGCTAAACCAGCGGCGGCGGCTATTCCACCGGCTTTGGCAAAAGCCTGTAATCTAAATGATCCAGTTGCAACTACTTTATCAAAACCTTTTAATTCCTTTGTTGCACGCTCTAGACCTTTTTTATCAAACTTAGTAAGGAAGTTAATTGCAACATACTGACTTAATGCCATGTTTAACCCCTAAATTTTTCGCCTAGATATTTTTTAAGTACACCGTATAGATTATCATTTACTTGGCTACCTAATTGTTGTGATGCCCTGTAAATCAATCTTTTTTCTTTGTAATCACCTGAATTAGTAGTACCTTGTAATTTACCAATAAAAGATTCACTAGCATTAAGGTTACGACTTATACGCCTAGTTTTACTTCTTGATTTTGATGTACCAAATCCTGCTAACTCATAAATTATACCTGGTACAGATTTGTTAATTACGGCTAATGCAGTTACAGAAAATGTAGTGCCTTTAACTCTTTGAACTTTAGTTTTAGCCGCGCTAACTCTTATGCCGCGTATAACTTCTACTTGCGACCATTTCCAACGGCTTCTTTTACTTTCGCCAAAAGTTCTACCCCTATGTGCTTGATCATTAGCCCATCCCCATGCAGGTGGATATGAAGGTTCAACATCACGCCATCCTGGAAATGGTGAAAATGGTACAAAACTTTGTGCCAATTTTGCTACTGGCTTTACAGCCTTAGTTAATTCTCTTCTAAATTCTTTGTGTAAATCAGGTTCTATTTTTTTCATAGTCGCCATTAGTTCATCTAAATTTTCAACATAGATGGAAGGCACTGCGGCTAATGATCTTGTTCGGCCAGGTAATCTTGCATACAAAGGTCGCATTATTTCCGCCTAACTGTTGCCTTCTTGTTGTTGTAATATTTTTCTTGCAAGATGGCTTTGATTGCTAAATAAATCGCTGGATCAACTTCTAACAAATCTTTAGGGCTGATGCCTGTTGCCACCGACACGGAAGCGACTTCATAAATTGAGCCGTGTCGGTCTATCCATTTTTTGAATCATAAACCAAATCAATATCTGAATATTGATTGATATAGTCATCACCAAAGGCTAGATCGGTTTTACCGGCATCTTTTTCTAAACGCCAGGCGAACCACCACAAATCACTTTCCATCTGTAGTTCACCTAATCTCTTACGCCAACCTGTTTTAAATTCGGCTTCAAAAGCCACCTTCGCAGACGGCGTAAGATCATAGGTTACTTTTTTACCATCTTTTTTAACAATCTCAATCTTGTGCATTGTCCCACCCTTTTCTTTTTACGCGCTTGTTGATTTTGTTAATGCAGTTACAGGAAGCGACACGGAAACGCTTGCTACCGCATCAACAGCACCATTTACAGGTGTCCATGATGAAATCAAGCATGACATTGTGTAACTTGGATTGGTAGCAGTTACCGTACCTGATACTGGTATTAACTTAATATTAAGTTTTGTACCTAGTGCATCTTCAAACAATGAGTTCACTGATGATGAAGCAAAATCATTGTATAGTTCTAGATTCAGTGTCGGGCGTTCAATCCCGCCAATCATATTTTGTACCGTGTCATTCATCGCGGTGATTTCTACTTGATCAATCTCGCGTGCAAGGCTTACGGTGCTGACATGATCAGTAATTGTGGTAGTTCCCACAACAACTGAAACTTTATTACCCATAAATATGGCCATAGTTTTCCTCTCTTACTAACCTATCAACTCTACTGAATATTGATAACTTAGGTAATCAATATTAGCGGATGTTATTGTTCCAGGGGATGCA